ATGGACATAGTGTGGACTAAGATTAGTGTGGATTATCATGCAGATTGAGTATTTAGTTTTTTGTGTCGTTATTATGCTATCGCTAATGTGCTCCGCCGCATTTGATGCTGGAGATGATTAATGAGCGATATTTTTGCTGAGATAATCTGGTTTTTTGTTTTGTTAGCTACGTTTTTAGTGGTTATCCCTGCGGGTTTTGTTGTGATTACGCTAGATTATTTACTCAGTGAGATAGTGGGTATTTTTAATGATTGAAATTTTAATAACAGCGCTATTGGCGGCGGTTTTAATAGCATGGATGCACGAGATTGCTGTGCATTACAAAACAACCAGGCCATGCCGGCACCTGGCAAAGCTTAGCTATCACAGCTTAAAATTGCACCAATGCGTGGATTGCGGGGCAAAAATACCGATGGACGATAATACTGCAAAAATAAAACATCAACGATGACAAAACCAAGGCTCTGGAAAAACGGCGGGTACTGGATGTGCCGAGTGCTAGGCGATAGTAGCGTATTTTGTGGCGCAGGCGATACGCCCAGCATAGCGTATGCTAACTGGGCTAGGCAGGCAAAGAAACAAGGAAGGTTGTGAAGGCTGCAATAAATCTATTGCCTGAGTCAATCGTAGAAATAATCAGTATAATCGGGGAACACGAGACCGGTCTGCTGATTAAATGTTTTTCTGGTCGGGCCGTATTTTTCCCTAAGAACCCTGGAAAAAACCCTGGCGCGATAAGCCCGTCCTCGTGGGCTACCCTATGCCTACACTTTGGTGGCAGCCTGGTATTTATTCCACGCTGCCACAAATCGCTGTTACATAGCAGAAATCAGCAAATAAAAACGGACAGACGCAATGGAATAACTATCGCTGAATTAACTAAAACTTACGCGTTAACCGATCGTCAGATACTTACCATTATCGGCAAAGAAATAAACTCCCAGCAAAATGACTTGTTTTTGCTGTGAGCAGTGAAGCACTTCACATTATAAAAGCGACTACACCTCTTTATAGTTTAGTCAAACTTAGGGGGAAAGGCATGGATCAGTTAATCAATCAAATAAAGCGGCACGAAGGCTTTTCTGGGTATGTCTATCTATGCCCGGCAGGAAAACGAACGATAGGCTATGGCTATAATCTTGATGCTAATCCCTTGGGCCTGACGCCAATAGTTGTTAAATACACGCTAATGAACGGCATGGCCGAGCATGAAGCCGAAAGGTTATTAACGCTGATGGTTGGGCGTTGCATAGATCAACTTGATATGGCGCTGCCTTGGTGCGTCGATATTGGCCCAGTGCGCCATGATGTGCTGATTAACATGACGTACAACATGGGGATTTTAGGGCTGTTGAAATTTGTCAAAACCTTAGCGCTAATAAAGGCAGGCGATTACCCCAAAGCCGCAGACGCGATGCTAAAAAGCAGGTGGGCTGCACAAGTTGGCCGAAGAGCAGTTGAATTAGCTGAACAAATGCGGAGCGGCACTTATGGCGCTTGATCCGTTCACTGCTGGATTTGATTTAATAAAAACCGGACTCGACAAAATTTTTCCCGACGCTGACACCGAGCTAAAGGGCAAACTCGCCGAGGCCGCTACTCAGATCAATAACGACTATCAACTGCAATTAGCACAGTTAGACATTAACAAAATAGAGGCGGCGAGTTCATCCCTGTTCGTTTCAGGATGGCGGCCCGCTATCGGTTGGGTCTGCGGGTTTTCGTTGTGCTACGCGGCCATTATTGAGCCTATCGCGCGTTTTATAGCATCGGTCATATTTTTGTATGTGGGCGTGTTCCCGGTTATCGACACCGACATTACTATGCAGATTTTGATGGGACTGCTCGGGTTGGCCGGTATGCGAACATTTGAAAAACACAAGGGGGTGGTAAAATAATGGACGACATAATCGCAGCGATCGTGCAAAAAACATTGCAGGTAAAAAATGAGTGACGATGATTTGAATATCAGGTTGGTTAAGGTCGAGCAGCGGCTAGAGTCGCTATGCCGCGAACTAACAGAAGACAAAGCCGAGAGCAAGCATCAGCTAGAGCGCATTGTTGAAGCGCTTGATGATCTAAAAAAAGAGTCATCAAAAAACCGAGGATTTTTCGGTGGCATCGTTTTTGCAGTGTCAGCGTGTTTTGCGGTGATCGTTTATGCGCTGGGAAAAATGTAATGGCTGACTGGGACCTGATAGAGGCTAAGTACAAAGCGGGGCGGGACTCCGTTTCTGCAATCGCCAGGACTCAATCTATATCAGAAGGCGCCATCCGTAAACGCGCAAAGAAAAACGGATGGGTTAGAGACCCGGCGGCGACAGTTAGGGAGAAAATTAAAGCGCATTTAGCTGGCGCTAGTACGAGCGAGGGCACTGCCTCACAAATTCGTACTATGATGGATGCAGCCGCGCAATCGGGTATTGCCGATATGGAGTACGGGCTAAGCAATAGCCGCAAAATCTTATATCAAGTTGACCTTAATCTATCCGTTGCCGAAGATGCTCTCATTGAGCCACGGATACTGAAAACGCTAAACGAAGCCAATACCGGAGCCATTGAAACTATCCGACGGATTAGGCAGCTAGATGAGCCAGCGCAAAAACCCGAATTGCTAGCCGGGTTTAGAATGGTCTCAGAATAATGATACTAGAGGCAAGCGGAACGGATTCTCAAATAGCCTTTGTTCACTCAAGAGAGCTTTTTCCTGCGTTCGTTGCGGGCTACGGCAGCGGCAAAACTCACGCGCTATCGCTACGAGCAATCAGGCTATTGATTGAGGATAAGACCGATATTGCTTACTACATGCCATCTTATGATTTAATCCGCCTAGTTGGGTTCAAGCGTTTGCATGAACTGCTGGTCGGCGCTGGAATTGCCTGCAAGTTAAATTTAACCAACTTTACTATTGAAGCTTTGGGCTATGGCACGGTAATTTTCAGGACAATGGACGATCCTGAGCGCCTAGTTGGTTATGAAGTGGGTCATTCCCTAGTTGACGAGCTAGATACCTTGCCAGCCGCTAAAGCCGAAGCGATATGGAGGCGCGTGTTATCACGTAATCGCCTGAAACTTAAAAACGGCAATAGAAATACCATAGCGGTAGGCACTACGCCAGAAGGCTTTCGCTTTGTCTATGAGCAGTGGGGCCGGGACACCCAAAAAGCCGAAGCGAATGGCTATAAATTGTATCGTGGCAAAACCTCCGAAAATAAGCATTTACCGGCTGATTACATTGAAAATTTGCGCAATCAATACCCTAAAACCTTGCTTGAGGCCTATTTAAACGGCGAGTTTGTCAATCTGAGTAATGGCATTATCCAGCGCCAATGGTTTAAACAGTCAACTATCACACCAGATAGTCTGTGCATGGGGGTTGACCTAGCGATCAGCTTAAAAGACAGCGCTGACAGTAGCGCTTTGGTTGTCGGCGGCCTGCAAGATGGGACATTCCATGTAATCTATGCCGAAGCCAAAAAGGGCACGTTTCACGAGGTGCAGCAATGGATCAAGGAAATTGCCGACGCCTATCGTCCTACGATTATTTTTATCGAGGCGGTGCAATATCAACTTGCAGCGGTCCAGGAATTGATGCGCACCTCAACACTGCCGGTGGTTGCCGCACGACCCGACAAAGACAAAGCATCGCGACTAATGCCAGTTGCAGCTCGTTACGAGCAAGGTTTTGTTGCCCATGCTCCAGCAAACAGCGGCAATGCGATCAAGCAACTGGAAGATGAGCTGGCGGCCTTCCCAAATGGCGCACATGACGATTTAGTTGACGCGCTGGTGTATGCTTATCTAGCCGCCGCACAAAATTACAACAGCGCACCCGCAGCCCGTGCGCCTTTAAAATCCTGGGGATAACCTTGTACAATCCATTTAAAAAACCAAGCGCCGTAGCAGCTGCAACTACAATCGCCACGGCAACCAAGAGCGACAGCGCCTTAAGCGATGACGTAGCTAATCGGCAACTTTACCAGTGGTTATGGCAATATCCAGACCCGGACGAGATGCTGCGCAAAGCCGGGTTATCGCGTTCGGCGCTAAAAATAACCGAGTATGATGACGAGGTCAGCCAGTGCATGGACACGCGCAAAGAATCGGTAGTCGGTACACCGTGGTGCCTGGAACCTAATCAAACCCGCATCAGTAAAAACATGACAGCAATGCTAGAGCCGCACATGGAGGCCTTGGTACGTGGCACAATGGAGGCGGTTTTTTATGGCTACTCAGTTATCGAGGTGGTGTATAAAGGTAGCCCAGGCTCTATCAGTATCGATCATCTATCACTCAAACCAATGGACTGGTTTACCTATAACGCCGACGGCTGGCAATACATCGACGACGGTGGCGCACATTACCCGCTGGATCCCCGTAAGTTTATTGTTACCGTGCGCACTCCGACCTTTATCAATCCATACGGCGAGGCGCTACTGTCACGTATTTGGTGGGCGGTGTTCTTCAAAAAACATGGTCGTCAATCCTGGGCTAGGTTCTTGGAGCGCTTTGGTGAGCCGTTATTAATCGGCAAAACCGCCGACCAAAAAAAGTTTATTGATGACCTGGTTGCATTAGGCATGGCCTCCGGCTTGCCCGTCCAGCCTACCGATGATGTTATCCCGATAACAGTATCACAGGCGGGGGAGTTTGAACGCTTTGAAAATGTGCTGTGCAGGTCAATACAGAAATTAATCTTAGGCCAAACTTTAACCTCCGATGCCAGTAGCGGTGGAAGTTTTGCCGCCGCTAAAGTACACAACGACATTAGGGAGGATAAACGCCGAGCTGATACCCGCTTAGTGGCTGCAAGTATTCAACAATTGATCAACACGTTAGCTGAATTAAACGGCTGGGCAGCGCCTAAATTTATCATGGCAGATGATGCGGGCTTGGAAATGAAACGCGCTGAGCGCGATGTACTGCTAGTCAACGGCGGCGTGTTGTCGCTGTCAGAAGCTTATTTGCTAGATCGTTATGATTATCGGCAGGGCGATTTTACCATCCCTGCTAATTCAGTATTGCCAACACCGACGCAAGGCCCACAAGATACATCAATGAGTTTTTTCGCATTAGATAAACCACCCATAGTCAATGGGAGCATAACCTTTACGCAAGATCAGCAAGTCATCGAGGATTTAGCCGACGCGGTGCTAAATGCTCTTAACTCACCTATTGATCCTGCTCTTATTGCTACGGCGATTAGAGCAGCAAAAGACCCGCAGGATTTAGAAAACCGTTTAGCCGCCGTGTTAACCAACGCCGATATTAGCAGTTTTAGCAACACGCTAGAAAAAGCGCTATTTTGTGCCGACATCATGGGCTACGCTCATGCGTCATAATCGAGGATAAATAATGGCCGCAGCAAAAGGCTGGACGGTAACGAGATAACGATATGAGTTTTTTTAAAGTAGAAAATGATTTAGTACAAGAAGCGCCTAACTTTGTACATGCCCCTGAGTATGATTTAGTAGCGGAGAGTAAGGACGACTATAGTTACCCTGTAGATGGCTGGACTTGGTTTGATACGCTAGAAGAAGCTTACAAGTTCTTCGGTGTCGCTTTGCCAGATATTACCCTAACAGACCACATGACCCGTTAAAGTCTAGTAAACGACCTACACCAGCTTAAGTAACTAGGCTGGTGTATTTCTTAGCTTAATTCTCACCAGTTAAGCTAAGAAATACCAACAAGGAAATCAGATGATAATCCTACACAACCTAAACGGCGATATGGAAACCCATGACTGAACCCCTAAGCATTGGCTTAAATGTCCCTTTTGCCCAAGCCATTAAGGCGGCGGCAGCGCGTGGCGTGGTATTGCCTGATATTTATTACGGTGTGCTGCAAGGGCTGGAGCGACAACTGGCGTTTAGTGTTGCCGGTGTTGCCAGTCTGGATCAGTTGACACAGGTTAGAGATTCATTAACCGCCGCACTGCAAACGGGCGCAAGCTTTGAAACGTGGAAAAAGGGCATACTAGCATCAGGATCGCTGGATTTACCCCGGCATAGACTGGATAATATTTTTAGAACCAATATACAGGGCTGTTACAACCGGGGGCGTTGGGAACGCTTTGTTGCGGTAAAAGATACGCGGCCTTATTTAATGTACGACGCGATTAATGACAGCCGCGTTAGGCCCGCCCATTTGGCAATGGATAATATTATCAGGCCGGTGGATGATGCATTCTGGGCTAGCCACGCCCCGGCAAATGGCTATCGTTGTCGATGTCGGTTAATCTCGCTCACAGCCGAGCAAGCCCAAGCGCGATCAGGAGCAGGAACGGGGTTAAATAAGGCTGTTAATGGCGTGGAAATGGAACCCGATAAAGGCTGGGACTATAACCCCGGTCAAGATTTGTTGGCGGGGGTTAATAAGGCGATTGCACAGCGTAAACTGACCTCGCCGCCGGTGTTGGTGAATGCGTTGGATGAAAAGTTAGCTTATTGGCAAGCAGGGACACAGCAAGCACCTTGGCATGACGCGAGTTTTTCTGATAGTCCGGACTGGATTAAGGAAGCAATTAAAAAGCACGACTATGATTTTTCAGGGTTATTACCATTTGATAAAAACCATGGCGCGTATCACCAAAGCAGTTTTATTCACATGGGCGCTGAAGATATAAAATCAAATTATGGTCAAGGTGTTTGGAGGCATGAATACGGACATTACTTAGATATGGCCAATAGTGATGGAATTACAAGAATGAGAAGCGGACTAGCAGACTTTTCACTGGCACTGAAAAATGATACAAATGATATTTTAAAAGCTTCAGGATTTGGCCGCTCCGGTAAAGCTAAAGATGCTTTAATCGTTTCTAGGACGGAAAAATACAACGCACTTAGGGATGAAATCGAGAAGCTAAGTGATGCCGATAGAAAGGCTTATTTATCTGTTAAAGCTGAAAAAATAGGCTTATCATTGGATGATATAGAAACATTTTTAGATGCAGAAACTATTCGCATAACTAATGCTGTTTTGCGTGATACTAAAGTTTCGTTTTTGATTGAAGCCATAGCCAGCAAAGATGCCGCAACTTTTATGGAGGCGGTTACAGAAATAGGTAACTATGCCTCAAAGAATAAATTTTTAGAAGAGGGATTGGGCGGCTTATTCTCAGACTTAATAGGATCAGCAACTAAAAATAAATTATTAGGACATGGGCCAGGTGGAGGATATGGGCATTCAAACGCTTATTATAAAAGGTCAGGCGCTGCAAATACAGAGGTTTTTGCTAATTTAACGGCACTATTAGGCAGTGATAGTAATTTTTGGAAGGTATCTATTGAATCGCTTTATCCAACATTAACAAAATTATTCAAGGAAATTTTACAATGACAGATATTATAAGTAGCCAATTTAATGCCGCATATCAGGCATATACAGATAAGTTTGGAACTATCCCAAAGGGAGGAATAGGTTATCCAAAAATAACCACCGAACTACTGATAACCGCTGTAGAGTCAGGCATTGAAATAACTGAATACGAACTCCCAGACGGCGCAGATTCTTAAATGAAACGCAACTGGGACACCATCAGAACTATTTTAATGGCAATAGAAGCGCTGCCCACTGAAGACAGCGAGTTTTATTCAAGTGGCTTAGTAGAAGCTGACCCCGAAGCAACGGCCTATCACATGCGCCTGTTGCTGGAAGCCAAGCTAATTATTGGTGGCTGTCGTGATGCAATTGGCCCACCGTGCTGTCATGCCAGCCGCTTAACCTGGGCCGGTCATGAGTTTTTGGATGCGATTAAAAATGAATCAGTTTGGCAAAAGTTAAAAGCCAGCGCGAGAAGCAAAGGCATCGAGTTATCTTTTACGGTGATTAAGGATTTAGCCCAGGCAATTATAGCGAGCCTTTTCGTATGATAACCATAGCCATAGACAGCGCCGCCGTAAATAACGCGCTACGGCAACTACTCAGCAACGTGGACGATATGACACCCGCGTTTAATGCGATTGGTGAGCACATTGCCAGTCTGGTTGACCTTAACTTTAGAGATGTTTCTGATCCCTATGGTGCTCCGTGGCTACCACTAAAGAAGCCTAGAAAACACCCACACAATACAGACGATAGACCACTGAATGACACTGGCGTATTAAAAAATTCAATTACCCAGCACCCGACAGCCGGCAGCGTAACTATTGGCACTAATGTCGAATACGGGAAGCACCACCAGTTCGGAACTCAGCATATTCCACAACGTGCTTTTTTACCCACCGAAGAGCATGGCTTGCCGGATGACTGGGAGCAGCAAGTATTATCTATCATCCGGCGGCATATAGCCGCCAGCTTTTAGGTGCCTATACGGAAAAGAGCTCTTTACCGTATAGGTTTTAGTGTAATGCTGAACCCACATTATTCGCGGGTTCAGCATCGTGGTTTTCAACAGGGTTTTCCGTATAGGCCCAATGCGCAATTTTAAGTGAAGCACTTCATCTAATATTCATCATCGCAATCAGGTAAAGTTTAGTCACAGCTAAACTCATGCGGTGCCTATGACTATTCAAACACTTACTTTTGCAGTTACTTCTGTTACTTCATCCGATGAGCAGACGCGCTTTAGCGGAGTAGCTTATTCCGGCGGCTTAATCCCTGGCTATGGTAATTACGGTGATGCTGCTATTGATTTAAGCACGATCACGCTACCCGACGAAGTATTTGCTCTGGTCGATCATGACCCCGGCCAACGCGCAGGAAAAGGCTATTTAACCGTTAGCGGCAATGAGCTTATTTTTTCCGGCGAGTTATTCAAAAGCACCCTCGCAGGTCAGGAAGTTGCCGCGCTATTTTCCGAGGGAGCACCTTGGCAAATGTCCGTTGGCATTCAATCAAAACCTGAATACAGCAAGCAACCCCGCGCCGTCTCTGTTAACGCCCAAAATCTAACACTAAATACTTTGTTTACTCACGCAGCAGTAAGGGAGGTGTCGTTTGTGCCAATCGGCGCTGACCCAAATACCTCTGTTGCTGTTTTTTCACCTGCTTTAGGATCAACCATTATGGATCAAGATGAATTAATTGAGCGCCTACGCTACATGCTCAACCTGCCAACACTGGCAACGTTAGAAGAAATCATACTCGAACTGGATAAGCTAAAAACCGTTATTTCAACACCGGAAAATACCACCCAAGGTTTGGCAGCTTATCTATCAGCGCAAACTGTGGCACTAGCAGCGGCCAACAAGCAACTACAAGATATTAATCTAGCTGCACGAAAAGATGATATTGAAGCGCTGTTTGCCGAGGTAGACTTGAGCGACGCTGAAAAACAGCCATTTTTCGATATGGATGACGTGCAATTTGGCGCGGTTAAAGCGCATTTTTCCACGGTCAAACCAAAGGAAATAGATCAATCGTTAACGCAAGAGTTCGCAGTCAACGGCAAAAAGCCCGAGGCGGTTGAATCTATGCAATCTCTCAACGCACAGATGCGGATGCAGCTGGCAACCAACAGGACACAAAAATGACCGCATATACAGAATCAGCTCGCAATACTGATGTATTGCTATCAGAGGCACCCGGCACCTTGAGCCGAGAAACCGTTACTATCGCCACTGGCCAAGTGCTAGCCGCTGGCACAGTGCTGGGCACAGTGACCGTCGGCGGTGAGTACAAAGGATTTTTAGGCAGTCGCAGCGACGGCTCGGAGGTGGCAAGTGCGGTATTGCTTTACGCCACCGATACCAGTAATGGAGCTGCACTAGCCGTAGTGATTACGCGATTGGCGGAAATTAAATTGCCAAAAATAGTTTGGATTGCCGGAAGTACCGCGCCATACATTGCGGCGGGAACTGTTAGCTTAGCCGACAAAAATATCATCATCCGTTAGGAGTTTAATTGTGGATTTATTTAAAGATTATTTTACCCGCGAAACTCTCGCTAAAACCTTATTAAAAACGCCATATGTCCCTGGGCGCTTGGGCGAAACTGGCCTGTTTGCCACGCGCGGACTAACCAGCACCACCGCATTGATTGAAGAGTTGCCCGCTAACGCGGTAACTGCCGACGGCAATAGCATTGTGCGTGGCGCTCCTGCAATCAGTCAGGCGCTAGATTCTCGGAAAATGCACTCCTTTCAAACTGCCTCGTATGGCTGGAAAGCGCGTGTATTGGCGGACGAAGTGCTTAATATCCGCGCAGCAGGAACCGGCGCGGCTGAAATTATCGCCTCTAGGGTTGCTGATAATATCGCTAAATTACGCAGAAAAGCCGATTTTCAGGCTGAATATTTACGTATGGCGGTATTAAAAGCGCCGTCCAATACCATTGGTAACGCGCCTGCCGCTCAGGTTATCGCTGTGCAAACCGACGCCACTAAAGTGCGAGATCGTATTTTTAACGCAATTACTTTGCCGATGGAAAGCGCGTTGGGCGGAATTCCCTACACCGGCATTCGGGTGTTTTGTTCTGATGGTTATTGGACAAAGCTGATCGAAAGCAAGTGGGTTAGAGAAACTTATTTAAACACTAACTCGGCTGTAGTGGTTCGTGAATCGGGCATCACGGAAGAAATCGTGATTGCTGGCGTCACCTTTGAACGCTATCGCGGTCAAGGAACTTTGGCCATTGCAACAGATACCGCCATTGCTGTGCCTGAAGGCGTTGATGAGTTATTCCTACAATGCTTCGCACCTGATGACACCTTGGATTCTGTGGGCGTGGGCGCTATTGGCGCACCTTACTACGCACGATCAGAATTAATACCCGGCAACAAAGGATGGGACTTGATTCTACAATCTCATCCGGTCATGGTCTGTACCCGCCCCGAAGCTGTGCTGTCAATCGCACTGGCTTAATGGCTTACACCAGTACTCAACAGCTCATTGGCCGCTTCGGCGAGCATGAGCTGATCCAGCTCACGGACAGATACGGTGCTGGTGTTATTGATACGCAGGTTGCGGCACAGGCGATCAGTGACGCGAATGCGGAAGTGGATGCGTATTTACGCGTTCGTTATCCGCTGCCGCTAGTGGCTGTACCAGAGGAGTTGATACGGGTAGCTTCGGATTTAGCCCGTTATCAACTGTATGACAATCAAATGGTCGAGCTGGTACAAGACCGGCGCGATCAAGCGATAAGTTTTTTAAAGGGCTTGTCAAGCGGCACGGTGGCATTGCCATTGTCGTGTATTAGCACAGAGTCTGGCGGCGCTAACATAGCAACACCAAGCAGTCGAGTTACTGTTTACACCGATGCGCAACTCGGATTAATGCTGTGACTAATTTACGGCCCTTGATCGAGGCGCGACTAAAAACGATAGAGGCGTTTAAAGAAGTAGCGGGTGCCTCTGACATGACTAACATTATGTCAGGGCGCTTAACGGATCATGGCTGTTATATCTTTCAAGAGCGCATCAATGCAACTGAAAGCGTCATGGTCGGGGCCACTATGCAGCGCCTTACGGTCTTGTTTGCCGTGCTCATTGTCGTGCGTAATGTCAAAGATACGCGCGGAGCTGACGCCGCAGATGCAAGCCATACCCTGCAAGACCATTTAAAAACGGCACTATTAGGCTGGTCACCAGATTCAACGGCTGACCCCTTGCAGTACAGCGGCGGCGCCTTGGTATCGTTCGCTAATGGCTTTCATATCTGGAAGGATACCTACACCACAAAACAATTTATAAGGGCGATCTAATGAACGACGAATACGCAGGCTTAGCAGGAACGTTTATTGTCGATGCCGTCAACGGCATTAGAGTACCGATTGAACAATATGAGGCTGAACACATGGCGATTAAAGACATCGCTCCAGAAAAAATTATTAACCCTAGTGAGGCTAACTAATGGCATTATCACAACGAAAACGGCTTATTTTAGTTAAGCTAGAACCGACTTACGGCATTGATTCTGTACCCAGCACAACGGATGCCGTACTTTGTAAATCGCTTAATATTAGCCCTTTAGAAGGCTCGTCGGTAGAACGCGGACTTATCCGGCCTTATTTTTCTAACGAGGGCGGCATCAGAGTCGAGGACTTTGTCTCGATTGACTTTGAAACTGAGCTTGCAGGCAGTGGTACAGCAGGAACAGCCCCTAAGTGGGGCGCTTTATTAAAAGCCTGTAATTTTTCTGAAACGATTACCCCTACGGCGATTACCACTTTAACGTCCGCGGCTATTGGTGCAGTGGCTAGTACCTCGGTGACATTAAGCGTAGCGGCTAGTGCGGTGGATGATTTTTACACCGGTATGACGATTACTTTTAATGGTCTTGCGGCCCAGTCTTATGAAATCATTAAGTATGTTGGCGCTACTAAAATTGCGACCTTAGGCAAAGGCTTATTAACAGCGATTACTGCGACCTCAACCACCAGCATTAGCCCTAATGTTATATACACGCCCAACAGTAACTTCGGCACTAATACCGCATCTACATCCGCATCGATTTATTTTAATCTGGATGGTGTGCGTCATGTTTTATTAGGCGCTAGAGGCACCGTAAGCTTTGACCTGTCTCTAAAAGCGGTGCCCGCCATGAAGTGGAAGTTTACCGGCTTGTTAGGTACGATTTCTGATGTTGCACAACCAGGCTTTGTTGATATGAATGCTTGGCAAACGCCCGTCACTATTTCTAGCGATAACACCTCAGATGTTAATGTCTTCGGGTATAACTTCGCCGTGATTGAGAAGCTTAGTTTTGATATTGCCAATACAGTCGCTTATCGGCAGACACTGGGTTCTGAGTCAGTACTGATTACCGACAGAAAGCCAGTAGGCTCACTATCTCTTGAAGCGGGTTATGTCTCAACCCTGAGCGGCACTACCCCCGCCAAAGATTGGTGGACGGCTGTTAGAACATCCGCAACCAGTCAATTGTGTATTAAGCACGGGCAAATAGCCGGCAATATCGTGGGTTTTTCTGCACCTAAAGTACAACTTTTAGACCCGAAATACTCAGATTCTAACGGCGTGGTCATGTTGGATATGAACATGGCGCTAATCCCGTATGGGCAGTCTGGTAATGATGAAATAAGAATTTGTAGCAAGTAGCGTTAACTAAAAAAGCAACCCCCGGCAGACCAGCATCTATCGAGGGTTGCACAGTACCCCATTAAACACAATTAAGAGATAAAACCATGGCTTTCGTAATTAAAAAGAACAAAACCCTCTCCGTCCTCTGCACCATTACTGAGCCTAATAACGTTGGCGGCTTTGACCACTTCAGAGTCACACTGACTTTTATGTTACTTAGTCAGGCCCGCATTGATGCCATTATCGCCAACGTCAATGACGATGATATTAACGTCATGGATGAGGTATTAATCGGCTGGGAAAATGACTCATTTAAAGACGAGCAGGGCAACGACTTACCCTTTACGGCTGAAAATAAAGCCTTGGTGTTGGACGTGCCCTATGTAAGGAATTCGATGGTTCAGTGCTTTTTCTCCTCAATAGCCGGTAAAAAAGCTAAAACAAAAAACTGATAGATGCGGCTGATTACTATTGCAATCAGCCGCAGACCAAAAACACCGATGCCCTAGATGATGATGCCAGGCTGTTCGGCTTGGCGTTACCTGAACTGGATGAACCGTGTGAGGAAGATTTTGAAATCTTTAAAAGCAACGCGCCGGTTATTAGCGCGTTTTTCGCGCTCGGTGGCTGTGCCTGGAAACATACTGGCATGGGCGATCTGGTTGGATTGGATTACACCGCCGCCGATATTATCTGGCGCTACCAAGGCATTAAATTAACAAAGGAGCAATTCAGCGGCTTAATGCTGTTTAGTTCTGAAATAGTCAACATCATCAATAAGCGCAAGGAAAAATAATGGCGTCTGCACCGATAGTTTTAGGAATTACCATCCGTGCAGACGGCAGCGCGCAAGTACAAGGAGAGTTAAATAATATCCGCACCGGCTTAAATAATGCCGGGAATGCCGCTAATCAAACCAATCGCGAATTTGCTGATATGGCACGTTCCGCGCAGGGTTTAAACTCAATTTTAGGCGCATTGGGCATTGGCTTTGGTGCGCTGGGTCTAGCAGCCCTGGCTAAAGACATCCTCGCCACAAACCGTCAATTTGAATCCTTAAGGTCGCAACTGAACAGCGTAATGGGCGATGCTACTCAAGGCGCAAGAGCGTATCAAGAGGCGATGAAATGGGCGATTAAAACCCCGTTTGAACTCGCTGATATTACCAAGGCGTTTATTACCCTGAAGACTATGGGCATCGATCCCACTACCGCGACCATGGACTCGCTGACTAATATGGCTTCTCGCATGGGCAAAGGCGCTCAAAGTTTAGAAACGATTACCATGCAGTTGGGCCAGGCCTGGAGCAAAGGCAAATTGCAGATGCAGGACATGAATATCATGATGGAGGCAGGTGTTCCGGTTTTGGATGCACTAACCAAAATGACGGGCAAATCCAGCGTAGAAATCATGAAAATGTCAGAAAACGGCGAGTTAGGCCGGGATACTATCAGCCGGTTAATTGTTGAGTTTGGCAAGCTGGCGGATGGCTCCAGTGCCCGCGCTATGGACACACTCAACGGCAAAATCAGCAACCTAGCCGACTCGTGGCATAATTTCGAAGATGCGTTATTGCAGGATAAATCAGAGGGCATGATTAAAAAGATTGTCACCTCAATATCTGACCTGCTTAATTTAATTACGCGCAACATGAGCGACTCGCTAGATGCGCAAATTGCGACCTTGGAAGCTCATATAAAAACCTATAACAGCATGAATTTAGTAGCCAAAGGCGCTACTAATGTTATTGGCTTTATTGGCTCCTTTGGGCAAGACAGCATCAGCGCCGACGCGGATAAGTTGGCCTCGCTACAAAAAGAACAGCTGGCTAGGGACACGGCAAACAAGCTAGTCGATATTAATAAAAATGCAGCCAATGCGATCAAGGAAACAAACGATTGGTTATCTGAAATATCGGCTACAGATGCTGAGCAGTCCGCTTTAGCCGCTAAGAAAGCCGCGAAAGAATCCGCAGCTGCCACAAAAACCGCAGCAAGCGAGGCTGCATCTGCCGCTAACACATTACAAGCCGCCTACGAATCCCTAGCCACCTCACAAGCCAAAGAAATCGCTTTGGCTGGTGACAGTTCAAAACTACTCGCACTCGAATATGATCTTGAGTCCGGGTCACTCAAGGCGCTGACGCAAGAGAAAAAGCTGTACCTACTGCAACAAGCGCAGGAAATACAGCACAACGAAATCACCAAAAAAGAAACCGACGCACAAAAAACCGCACTCGACAGCCTTAAGGAAAAGTACAATCAACTGACCTTATCGGCGAGGGACTATTACCAAAGCCAATTGGCGGGGCAAGGCGTAAAGACCGACGCACAAGGGTCTATCATGGCACAGTTTGACAAAAATTCTGGGTTGGAAGCTGCTAAAAAATCAGCAGATGACGCTAAAAGTGCACTCGATGCCTATAACAAAAGCTTAGATTCAGCTAACGTCAAAACCTCAGACTTAGGTGCAGTGTCGTCGGCAGTCTTTGATGGGGAGCTGGGTGGCATTAACCTCATGGCGGGGGCTTTTGATAAAATGGTCAACTCAATCACAGCTAATAGTAAAGCACTTGATGAAAATGCCAAGATGCAGGCGCTTAATAATGCGAGTGCCGATTCAGCAGAAAAAGCGGCTAATACTAAAAAGTATGCCGAACAAGAAATTACCTTAAACGCCAAGATTACCAATGACAAACTCACCGGCACACGTCAAATGGCGGGCGCTGTTTCGTCAATGCTGACAAAAGGCAGCACCGAACAGAAAGCAGCTCATGCCATAGAAATGGGTATTGCTGGCTGGCAAATGGCCCAGCAAGTAATAAAGTTGTTAGGAATAGAGGCGGTATCCGTCGCAGAGGTAGCCTCAGTGATTCCATCTGTAGGCGCTAGTATGACAAAAGGCACCGCCAAGGCAGCAGAGGCGGTCGCTACTCAAGCCACATCAGGACCATTTATCGGTTTTGCTATGGCAGCGGCAATGGCCGTGGCAATGGCGGCTATCGGATTTGGTGTTGGCGGCGGCTCTAAGTCTGCCCCCTATCAGCCGCCCACCTCGCCAGAAACAGGCACGGTGCTGGGCGATCCGTCAGCAAAATCTGAGTCGCTAGCAAAAACCAATCAGTTGCTGCAAGATGCTCAGTCAAAAAATTACCCCGTGTTGCTGAATATCGCTAACGGCATCGGCAATATATCAACAGGAATCATTGATGCAACGACGCGAATCTTCCAATCCGGATCGACAGCCACTGATCCGTCCATCAACACCCTAGCAACCTTATCATCAACATCGAAATTGATTGAAAAAATAGCATTTGGTTATCAGGCCATTATGACCCCTCTTACGATGGGGCTATCGCTGCTCGTTAAATACATCCCATTTGTGGGCGGATTTGTTACCAGTATCATTGATGGTGTTGTTGGCGGCCTCTTTGGCCGCACCGAAAAATCAGTACAAGGCGGCGGCGTTAATATTCCCTCGACATCACTGTCATCATTAAACAATAACGCTAACGTCAACGCCTCCGGCTACGCAACAATTGAAACCAAAACCTCAGGATGGTTTTTTGTTAACAAAAGCTACCAGGATATTGCCACCGAATTAAGCAAATCTGCCGGCGATGCGCTCAACACCGTTTTTATCAACATGGGTAAAACCATGTACTCGATGGCTGACGCGCTGGGTTCTGATGCTAAGGCAAAAGTTGAGGCCTATATTATCCCAGCATTGCATATTGAATTGCGTGGCCTGTCGTCTGACGATGCCTCAAAACGGATGAATGCGGTAATCTCCACCACGCTGGATCAAATGGCACTGGCTGTTTTTGGCAACACCGTCGGCATTTATCAAAAACTGGGTGAGGGCATGTTTGATACCGCCGTGCGGATAATTACCGAGGTTGCGGTGGTAAAAGACGCGCTGGGCGTTTCAGGAATGACGCTAACGAATGACGCGATTGCCATTAGCGACGCATTAATTAAGGCCGCTGGCGGCATTACTGAATTTCAAAAAGCCTTTGCCAATTATTTTGATAAGTTTTATACCGAAGCCGAAAAGCAAAACCGTTTACAGAGCCTGATGCAGGGCCAGTTAGACGGCGTTAATTTATCACTGGCATCTAGTCGCGAGGGGTACAGAAAGCAGCTTGAGTCCAGTGATAAATACACCGAAGCTGGTCGCGCTCAATATACCATGCTGATCGGCTTAACCACCTCAGCCGATCAATATTATTCGACGATTGAAGCTGGGACTAAAAACCAGCGCAGCTTAGATATTGATTTAATGACAGC